TTCTGGTCTAGTCCAGGCCTTTTCTTAAATAATTCATTAAAGTTTTGTGCATGTATAACTAATTGAGCTTTTATGTCAGCTTTGGCTGTGGCAGGTTGAACGCCAACAAAACTAAAGTTAAAACTTTCTATGCCGACACCTACGCCCCTCTGTAACGTGCTGTTGAGCATAGATTGTAGATCTTTAACTGGATCTACAAAACTAGAAAATTCAAACTCCACTTCTTTTGGTGGAGCTTTTGGAGTTTCATAATATTGTTTATACAGTCTGACTGTGGGTGTTAATTGTGAAAGCTCGTAATGTTTGATATTCAAGAACTGGTTTAATCCTTTGGTGAGTCTCAGCCTGTTCATCAAAGTGCCAGGGTTATTTGTCGAGATCTTGTGTATTTTTTTGTATTTTATATCAGATCTAGAATTTAGCAGCGTCTCGTCTCCATGTTCATGAAAAGAAGCTCCTGGCATGGGCGGTTTTGATCTATTGAAAACCGCTTGTAAATTGTTAATAAGAAAACATTGATCATCAATTTTTTCCTCAGAGGATTTAACAGGCTCTGTTTCTAAAACCTCGGATCTCTTTAAAGAGTTAAGAGTTTGCTCGTCTAATACACAACTTGGAACGCCTTCACCACATTCATTATTATCGGAATCATTGCACTTTATGCCCTTCTTCTCTAATAACATATTAAAAGCGCCTTGAGTTTCACATCTCCAAACGCCGTCGATACCAAAATCTGGCAGCACTGGGGTGTTACCAGCCTCGTTACCATCCCAATCAGGGTCTAATTCACCTGCCATGTACGTCTGGAGAGCGACAACATTTTCGTCAGCGTCCCCAAGTTGCGCTATATTAGTTCCTAGCGCACCTCTCCCGTTTCGATTTTCATCTGGTAGAAAATCTAGATTCCCGTCTCCAAAGCCAGAGCCGCCTGTTATTTTATTTAGTTCATCAAGAGAACCTCCTGAGGGAACATTGGAGACCTGAGAATTCTCCTCCTCATTAGTAGACTTTTCTCTTTGATCGGTTTCTTTACCAGCCATATTAGACTCCTAAAAAACTTAATACTTTATCTATGGGATGCGGCACATAAATTATATCGCCATAATTTACATCAGCTTCTGTTGGTTTTTTATTAAACCAGGCTATAACCCACCATAGTTTTGATTGTCCATAATGGTCAAAGGCAAGTTTATAATATCTATCCCCAGTTTTCCATACATGAGTTATAGTCCTTAAGGATGCAATCTGTTGTTTAGTAGCATGATCTAAAATGGGCGTTGCATACTGTTCAACACCAGAAACCTTGCGTTCATCAAGCATGGATTCATATAACTTATTAGAATTAAAAAATATTTCTCTACCAGAATATCTAGACATTAGTCATCGCCTCCCAAAAGTTCTGAGATTGCAACTTCTTGTATTGCGTCTCCTGTATCAAAATTTCCTATAAATGCAGAAGAACCCTTTTGAGCGCCTGCCGACCAAGGGAATTGAGATGCGTCAGCCCCCCAACTTGGTGCTGCGTTCTCAGCGAAGTCTTGCCTACGATCGTTAATTTTATCTGTTTTTAGCGCTGACGGTGTTTTTTCGCCGTTCACCGACACAAGACCGGAGTAACCTCTTTCAATAGCTTCTGCTTTTTCCCACCCAAGACTATGCTGGTGAAGAACTTGAAAGCCTATGGTTAATGTTATTAACTTAGGATATAGTTTGTTTATAGGATCAAAAAAGCCCTCTTTAGGGTTTGGGTTCCACCCCAGGTTTGTTATGACACCTAACAGCCCGCAAGTTCTGACATCACCCCCTGGACCCCTTGAGGCATCAAAAATTAAATTTGCAAACTTCATTTTAATTAGCGGCCCTTTTGATATCGTAGAGGCCGAGTCAAGTTTGGAATATTCCGGGTATAACATTCTAGAAAGAGTAGACGTTTTAGATAAGTTTCCTATTGCATCGTCTAAGCTAAAAGCTGGTATCCTCCAACCTAAGTTGATGCTTCTTTGAGTTCCTTGGTAAGTCTGTATTGGATCTGGTCTCCCAAATACCCTTTGCTGGTTCCAATTGCACTGATAAGTTTCACTATAGTTATCTAAGAAAGCCTTAAACGAAACAGTGGCCCCTGAGAACGTTTGGTAGAATTCTAATACTTGTCCCTTTTTTTCTAATATATCTGTTGGATCGTACATTTTAAAACTCCTTTATCCGTTCAGTTGGTGTCGGGAAACATTTTCAGCTATTTCTTCGCCATCAAGTAACACTTGTAAACGAATAACCGTATCTCCCTGTGGTTCTGTTGGTTGTCTCGCGGTTTCTCGCCGTTCAACCGTAGCAGTTGCCCTAGCTGCCTCTACGTCTCCTAGGGACTTGACTAACAAATCTACAGAGTTCTTCATAATATCTAATTCTTCACCAAGGCCGCCTTTTAATTTTTCCCTGACCTTTTCGGCGCTATTGGCAAGAGGTGTAAACCCAGTCCTGAATATTTCATCAAGGCTTTGGCCAACGCCATCAACACCCTTGAGGACCTCCATAAATACTTTCTTGTTCTCCTCTGCTGTTCTTTGAATCATCGCTTCTTGTGATAATTCATCTCTATCTTTCGCTTGTGCATCCATTGCATCTGTTAACAAATCAAATTCGCCTCTCGCCAATTGCATAACTTGAATGTTGTTCTCAATCCCTGGAATAGCCTCGACAAAAGCATTCTGGAGACGCCTATTATTAGCCAACACATCCGCTGAAAATCCTGCCTGGTTCATAGCAGTTGAAAATGCTTGCATTCTTTCAATTGGATCATCCATCATTGTTATTTCAACAGCGTTCAAGAACGGGCCTTGCAAAAGAGCGTTTAACCTACCCACTGCTTCAGTTGACCCTTCAAAGGTATCCGTAAGATCGAACATACTCATTATTGTTTTAACTTCCATCCCAGAAGATTTAGACGCGGCTGACACTCTCCTGAAAACATGTTCGGCGTTATCGCCAAACTGTGTCATAACGGGCATCTGTTCGTTAAATGATTGTATAAGAGTTTTTGAAGAAACACCCAACTCCTCAGCGAAATTCTCCAGCCCTAAAACAGTTCTGGCAATCTCGCCATCAGTTTGGCCAAGGCCTTTTCTTAATACTTGAAAACTTTTAGCTGTCGCTTCTGCGGGGATTCCCAAAGCCTGAAGCACCATGGCTGTCTCCACGAGTCCCGCCTCAGTTGGGCTTATACCGTCTATTGTGAAATCTGTAAATGTATCGGTCAAATTACTAAAGACCCCAGATATTTCCTCTGCGCTAAGACCTAAATCTCTGTTAGCAAAGGTGGTGTCCATAATTTGCTTATTATATGTAGCTGCAAAGCCTGTGGCCTCATTAAATGCTCTTGCAGCCTCTAACTGACGGGTCGCGATATCACCGGTAACCCCAAACAGTATACTTCCCCCTTCGGCGGCTGCCCTTGCGGCTACTTCATAAGCCCCCAAAACAGCAACCGAAGAGCCTAACTGATTCTCGGTCTGCTCGTTAATCTCCTTAAGATCTTCGAGTGCATCGGTCAGTCCGCCAACTGCCTCTACTGCCCCACCTCCAACCGCTATGGCAAAGCCTTCTAAGGCTTTTATAAACTTATCAAAATCCATACTCTTAGGCCCTCTTTATATAAGTAGTAAGGACATTCATATTTAATCTTTGCCTAATTCATGCTCTTTTTGTTCTATTAGCCGCTTTATAAACCACTTTCGTATAGCTATAGGTAGACTGTAAGCCTCGGCATATGACCATTTACCATAATAGCATAAGAAGAAGAATTCTTCGTATACATCCTCTAGGTAGTTATCAGGAAGGCCAAAGAAAGTTAATTCCGAGTGGCACCTCCCGGACCACTACATGTTGACAATTTGGGCACTGCACTTCTTGTTCCATATCAAGAGAAGGATTTACACTATCGTAAATCTTCTTTATGGTTCTAGAATCTTGTGCCGGCATTTGATCTATAAAGTTTTCTAATTCTTGCCTATCGCTAATAGAATTAATCGACACGACGATCATTTTTAATAAGTTAGTCCTGTTAGCCTCTGGTAAGTTGTGTTTTACGCTTGTCTTTCCCGAATCCTCAAGGAATTTTTGTTCTTTTGAACTTAGAATCCTTAATTCCGCCGTGAAACCAGTAACGGGCAATTTAACAGCAAAGGTACCCGCCGATGTCAGATTAATATTTTCTGGGACTTTCTTAATTGGCAAGTTTGTAAGATCTATAACATGCTCATGCTTATGGGAACAAGCTGGGCAAGTGACTTGTCCAGTATATTCTGGTCCATAACCAGTAGCGCGGGTAGCAATCATAAGTGCCGTCTTGTCCCCAGGGTAAAGTGTGGTAACATCAATTGTCTTGTCAACAAGAACGCTTTGTATTAAACGATCGATAACAACACCTCGGCTAATCAAAGCCCTAGATGTCAGAATGTCTTCTTCCTTAGCCGTCATGTAGTTTATTTCTACTTCCGGTACAAGGTGAAGTGGATGTCCCTCAGGATAAAACTTTCCTTCGGTTGGTAACTGAACAAACTCAGTTGGTCTCGTAAAGCTTAGCGCTCCGCTAAACTGTGGAACGGGGGGAGCAGCAGGTGCTGACGCCCTATTCTTATTATTTCTTCTAGCCAAGTAACACCTCTAGTAAATATTAGCTGTAGTTTTGTCCTGGGCCCCAGTATTTGTTTAGGCCAGGAGCAGGGTTCTCAGAACCTGGGCCGGGATCTGCCTTATTATTAGCACCGCCAGGCTTAAATGTCTCTATGGAGGCCCAATCGTAACGGCACTTAAGGGAAACTGTTGTAAGGCCTTCCGAGCCGTACTCTAACTTCCCGCCATAGTTGATCTCCGTAAGGAATGGGTTGGTTAAAGTCCATCTTTCAATTGGATCACCCGCAGCATCAATCTGCTCAATAACAATTGATTGAAGCGCATCGACTGCTTCTTTTTTAGAGATTGTAGTGTTGTCGTTAACATCAGTCGGTGGACGATACCCTGAATCGAATAGGATTCTAGACAAGTTAATAGAAGCATCAGGACTAACAGGATCAACCAATTCAATCGTAATCTCGTTCCATGTTACTTTTCCTGGATAATAGAAGGTATGGTTTAAAAACTCATGAGTACTGGGGTTTACATTAACTTGCGGTTTTGTGACCGACTTAGAATACCATGTAGCCCCATTAGGCATGGATCCAATGCGAACTAAAAACCTAAAATTTCTTTTTGGCGACACTGCCGCTGAGGTCCAAAACCCTGCTGTACTTGACATTTTTAATATTCTCCTTTGCTTCTAGTATTAAATAGTATTCAAATAACTTTTGTTATTTTTTAGTCGTCGAACGAAGCCCCCGATCTGGTGATAACAAAATCAATCGCAATAAACTCAATCGCCCTAGCAGGCTTCAGGAAGATCTTAGCATACATGATGTTTCTATCAACGAGATCATCGGTTGTAGTAGTTTTATCAAGCACAACCTTGAACTCTGTGAGACCTAGTCTAGCTTGCACAGAACCAAGGAACTTGTCCGCTTCTGTTTTAAATCTTAACCATGTGGTGTTAACATTCTGGTCGAACAGAATGCCAGCAGCAATTCTTGAAATTCTCTTCTTAAGGAAGATAAGCAGTCTGCGAACATTGATTCTATCGAGCGCAGATGGAGTAACTTGCAGTGTTTTTTGACCAAAGATAACGATGCCCTCGCTGGGGAACGTTGCAATTGGGTTAATATTAACTTCGTACAAGTCGTCACGGTCTTCTCTGCGTAATCTTTCGGTAGTGTTCAGAACAGGGAAGCCGCCTGCTCCTGTGCTTAGCCCACCACGGGTAAAGCCGGCAGGCGCAAACCAAAGCTCAGAACGTGCTTCTGAGGACGCGAAGGTTCCCACGGCTATAACAGATGGTGGTACCCACAAGGATGCATTAGAAATATCATCCCTGATGCGAACCCAGGGATAGAAAGTACAGCCATAGCTTGTGTTAATTCTTCTGCTTTCAAGCCCCGAGACAGCAGTTGAGACACTGCCTAACCTGTTCTGGTAGGACTGTGTACTCTCTGTTTTAGGAGTATAAACATTTTCGATATCTATGACCGCTAAGCAGTCACCGCGAGCTTCTGCAAGAGCGAGCATTTGGTCTGTAACAATTGGCTGTGTAATCCCAGGCGCACTAATCATGTTAGCTTCCACAAGTTCTGGGTCTGCAACTACATCGAGCGCTCGCTTGACAGAATAGTAAGCATAGCTACTATCTTCGGTAGGTGAAGCACCGATCGCTGTGTTGTTGAACGGCTCTTGTTCACCAATATCAACACCGTTGTGGCCACCCCATAATGGCATTGTAAACTTGTTAAAACCATTATCAAGAACTGATGTGTGGGTGTTGTTAGTTGCGTTAAGTGATTTGTTAGCATCAGTTGAAGTGCCTGAAGAGCCAGAACTATGCACACCAGCAGAGCCACTGATATCGTCTAGTGTGAAGATAAAGGAATATTGGAACCCAGTGTTTCCAACAGGTGAGAAAACATCGCTAGCCCCCGGAGCGGGTCTTACATAATCAACATAGCCTGGGTCGTGTCTGAGGCTAGTAGCCGTAATGGTTGGCTGGATACCAAAGTAAGCTTTCTTACTATCTGTAATCCCGCCGGCTGCCGCACTGACTCTTAGAGGAATTGACGGGAAAATAAATGAAGCAGTTAGATTAGTCGTAGTGGCTGGTGTGGCCAAGAACGAGTTGGCAGCCGCTGTATCTAAACCATCAGGCCTAACTTTAGTCCCATCTGATCTAGCGAGATCTTCAATTAAATCAGCGCTACCTGTTGCAAAGCTAACAAGCCTAGTTCCACCAGTAGAAGGATCTCCAGCAGTCGGAGCAGAGCCTGACTTAAAGGTATGAACGCTGCCAGAGACGACAGTAAAATCATTTGGCTTTGGCGGCCCATAGAAACCGAAAGGAAGTAAGCCAGGATCGGCGTTACCGTCTGCAACAATGCTTTCCATAGTCACGTAGATATATTTTGACTGGTTGTTAAACTCTCCATACTCGCGTAGCCTATTCTGAGAAGTGTCGTACTGAACGTACTTGTCACCTACTTTCTTAGCAAGGTAATTCTCAGACGCAGGATTAAGATTACAATTAGTGAATTGCTCAACTATTTGTGGGGCATTGTCACTGTCACTTGCAAACCTTACCTGCACGGTAAAGGTTCCATAAGCATCAACATCATTTGTTGATGCTTTGATGTCTGAAATGGAAATCTTTAAATTCTTCGATGCCCACTCAGCGTGATTTAAAGCTGTAAACTTAAACAAGTTTGTTGTGTCGGTCTGAGCGTCAAACCCAGTGTAATTTGTCGAAACATTTTGTGAGAAAACAATGCCTGACTGACCGTCACTAAATCCACGACGCTTATACGCATAGTTGTTATCTGCCGTAGTATCTTGGGCAAGAGGCACCACAATACCAAATGCGTCTTTGGAAGTGTCTAGGAAGTCTGTGACAGCAAATCTTTCAAAAGTTTCACCTAAGAAATAATCATTAGAAGAAGTCGGAATAACTGTCGCCGGATCTGTGTGTGTAGTGGCTCGCCCGTTAAGCAATTGAGGGTTAGTGTTAAATACTTTTCTAATATACTTTGACGAGTTTCTATCAAAGTTAAAGTTAGTAGTGTACGATGTATTATTACTGCTGCTGATGACCATTTTAAATTCAGGACCAGTGCCCACAGATTCAATTAAAGCTAGTTGCCCTTGATCGCCTGTACCAGTCGATGCTGCATGGGCACCGCTAAGCTCAAAGTACGAGCCAGTACCATAGAAAACAGCAGCTAAACGCCCATCACCCACATCTTTTGTTGCCATCTCTGAACCCGATTTGAAAAGGAAAAGGCCAAAAGCTCCACAGTTAGTCGCATGAGTGGTATCAACTGAACTATCACCAGGACCCATCCATCCAGCTTCTTGGCCAGAGTCGGCAGTAGGGCTTTGTGCCCCAAGAAGTCTAACATAGTTAACAGGACCGACCCCAGCGCGGAGATAAGCTAAGGCAGCATACGCACCATATGTAGGACCAGTGTAATTACCATCTCTCCAAACATCGTCGCCTCTTCCACCAGGGATTGGATTACCATAAAACTCTATGAACTCAGAAGGAGAATTAATTCTAATTGGGCGCAAGGCTGGGCCGTATTCAGCGCGACCAACAATAATTGGACCAACGTCCGGAAGATCATTAGGAAGTTGCGAATTGTCAACTTCGTTTACAAAAATGCCTGGTGATACAAATCTAAACTTTTTTTCAGCCATTGGATGGATTCTCCTAAATAGATGTCTTTACGTAATAAATAGTATTTTAAAAGCGCAAAGCACAAATTACTCTTTATAAAAGAGGTCTATGGTTCTAGTGGCATCGAACTCAGGAATATCACCGAAAATAACTTTTTCTCTAGGTATCTTAACCTCAACTGCATTTTCTCTAATCGAAAGTTTTGGTCTATCTCTATTAGGCCCTTCGCCTATAAGATAACCTAATATTTTGATGGTTAGTGGAACCTCGTACATTCTTTCTTCTTCCTTAAGGTTTGCAACATTGCTTGCTTGCCCAAACTCTCCCTGTATAAACCCCTCAAACCTGTGACCTTCGTGGTCAATAAAGAAGTTATTAATTTGCCCTGTTTTTGTAATAAACGGGGCGACCATCTCATTCACTTGCTGCTGATATTCAGTTCTAAGAGTGACAGCGTAATCTATAACAACATAAGTAGGAACTGGCATAGAAATTGTTTCGTACACCACCTTACCAGCGTTTTTGGACGGAAAGTTTTGTTGCCCTTCACCCACAGTAGCGTCAGCATCTGCTAAGGACCCCTTGAGCCGCGCTGAATCTGCATTTAAAAAGTTAGAAGTCTTATCTTGCTTTATTCTTCTAGCTACTATGAGAGCACCACCTTTCTCATCGTTTATCTCAGGTATGTGGGACCAAGCTACACCTTTCATGCTTGGGTCTTTTTTCATTGCCTTTCTTTCTATAGTTATTAGTGGCAATTTTAAAACTCCCTTATCATCTCTCAAACCTTTATCCCGTTTAATTTGGAACGCACGCTCAGCGGAGACCCAAATGACTGGGACTTTCTTAAACCCTTTATTAGTATTTGATGAGATGTTGAGTTCCTCATCTATAAATTTGAAAAAAGCTTGGTCTATCGTTTCAATGGTTGATGGCATAAAAGTAACTTCTTTAAGCTTGCCATCCACCTTTTCAATTTGAGTATAGCCATAATCATGTGGCATCGAATAGGCCCTCCCGTGCTCTAATACACTTAGCTGAGATCTCTAATTTATGGTCCACCTGTCCATATATTAACTTTGGCTCTGATAATGTTACTATTTCATAGAATGAATCACCGTAATAAACAAAATCGCCTTCTCTCACAAATAAGTCTTGGTCTTCCGTCAGACGCCTCTTATGAAAATGGATGGTAATGCTCTGGATTTTATCTAAGCCAATATTTTTAGAGTATTCAGTTTTCAGACCCTCGTATTCAATTAAGGCCTTTACAGCCACAGGGGGAAGAAATGTTTTCTTTACTGCTTCTCCATAAAGGTTATGAAAGTATGTTCTTTCTAAGTCAATTGGGTAATATGCTATTGTTTGTCCTATGACTCTCTCTATGAGTTCGTCGTTGACCTGCTTGACTAGATCTCTTTCTTTGGCCCCTGTGAAGAGCGGAGGAGGGGGCGCATCCGGTTGTGTCCACTTTTTACTCATCTATTTACCCCACAAAAATAGGAGATGGCGTCTCCTCCAAAATCTTACCGTTAGCGTCAAGAAGCTCCGCATCATTTTTCATAAGTTGCAGATACGTTGTTTCTTCAAGTATTTTCTTAAGCTCTTCTATAAGCGCAGTCTTCTCAGCCCCTGCTTGGGTCAACAGGTCGCCAGAGTTAAGTGTAACTTTGTCACCAGGAATTGGTATATTACCACCAAACTTACCTCTAATTTGGCCTAGCATTTCTTTAGATAGGGCGAGAGCATACCTACGAATCCAGTGTTTACCAATTGCATTAATGTTTTTGTATGGTAAGTTATCAAATGGGATGGAGTTGATGTTATTTATGCCATCTGCACCTGTTTGTTTATCAGCTTCATCCTCCCAGGCATCTGTCTCTATGGTAAATTTAAAAAAGAATCTATCTGCTAAGCCTGGTGCGACTTGAGTCGGGGGTGGATATAAAGTAAGCTTGTTGTTAATTATTTCATAAGAATAGTGAGATATTCTAGTGTGGATGTGATCTTCATAGGCCATTGCCTGCATTTTATTTTGCCACGCTGGGATAATTTCAAATGTTGAATCATCTGCAAACTGGCCATATGTTTGCATATTCCCTATGACATTAATACCACCATAGTATCCAAAAAACCGCCACATCGCTAGTGGTGTTTTATAATATACTCTTGTAATGCGAACTTTGTTGTTGCCCACTAAACCGTTATAATCTACGGCGGCACCTGTGCCCGAGTCTGTCCCCGTAGCGGAAGATTCAGAGACAATTTGTTGCAAATCATATATAGATTGACCAGCCACAACATTAAATGACGCAGAATACTCAGTTAGATTGCCACCGAACCCTGCTTCTTCGGCTATACCTTCTCCAAT